TAAGGTAGCAAACCTCATATCCTTATACTGTTTCCAACCATGCGATCTCGCCACCTTCATTGCGTCTGGAAGGTCCATAACCTCTCCGTCAATCATGGTAGGAATGACAAAATGAGTTTCTACGCCGTTGTCCTCTTTCCCCACCTCGATTTCCTCCCCATCCCCTCCTTTTTTTAAGTAAACGGTTACTGAAGTGAGTAACGCATTAGAAAATGAAGTCTCGTCACTCCCTGTCTGTATCGGACTTCTTACAAAGGGATGCTTGGTAGGATAATTAATTCCTTCGCCGCTATTTTTTAAGTCGTCCTGTTTTTGTAGCTGCTCCTTATTAGGAGGAGAAATATAAAATGGTGGCCCCCTAAAGAGATTAAGAGTGCCATTAGAGGAAGCTGCAGCTAGATCTTCACTGCTCTGCTTAATCTGCTTATTTCGCTTTATTTCTGTAAACTGATGTCTTGCACTCGTGATAATTGTCCCCCAACGCTCTGATGCCAATCGTCTCATCATCCCCCCTTCAGGAAACTTGGTATTAAAGAGTTGACGACTGCGGCCCATGAACTCATCTACAGTATCACCATCTACACCGCTTTTTGTTTGAATCCAAAGCTCTAACTGTGGAACAATAGTTTTCTCTAAAACAGTACTCGTAAGATATTTCTTTTGAGCTTTAAGTCGATATATTTCTGTTCCTTTCGGAATCTTTCCCTCTTTGGCTAAGTTACCTTCGTATTTTGTTAATGCAGCTTCTTGTTCCTTCAGTGTTAGGTTTGCGTAGTCATTTTGAACTTGTTCATCAATTTTCTTGAAGCTTTCTTGTAGCAGCTTTGGTGCAGCAATTCCGATACTGGCACTGAACGCAGAAAGACTTGCTCCAAGACTTTCTTGCCTTGCTAGCGGTGGAGCGGTAACGATGGGCTGTGGCCCCATTTCATTCGGCACAGAATAGATATCAGTAAGGGGACGACCTGCCGGTTGTACGGGCTTTACTTTTGCCATGATTATCCTTTTCCAGCAAGGCCACTAAAGGCCGCTTTATTTTTTAGTGCATCTCCGAATGCCCCTATCGCACGAGAGGCTATATTTGGCATTGCAGCTAATTTGGGGACGTTAGGTGCAGGCATCGGGCTTGGGATAAGGGACATTCTCCTTGTTTCACCTTTCGCATATATTTCATCTAACTGCTGTATTTTAGCCGTTTCTGCCCATTCTTGGGATAGTCTATTGTTCTCTATGTTTCTCATCTCAAGTGCTTGAATATTATTAATCAGAAGATCTTGAGTTGTACCCATAACGCCTCGATCCGCTTGACCAGAAAGCATTTCAGCCTGTGCTTGTCGAGATTCTCTAGCTATATTGGATACTTCCTGTTCAGAAGCTATTTTGTGTTGCCAGATTGATTCCATTGTTTGCCGGTAATTAAGTCGAACATTATTAGCGGATAAACGCGCATTCTCTTTATATCTCTTCAGGTTGTGTGCGAACATACGCTTTCGTTCCCGAATCGCATCATTAAAAGCATTCTTTTGTGCTTCTCTCGCATCATTAGCAGCGGCGAAGTCATCCCATAATTCAAGACCAGCACCTGCAATAGATAAATTTGTGCCTAATTGTTCCATCCCCTCCGTGCCTTCTCTAGTTATCATCTCATCTAGACTTGCACTAGGCGCACTCCATGCTTCCTCCAGCTTTCCTTGTAGGCCGAACAATCCTTGCTGCTCTGTCATGACTAATATTCCTTACGAAAATCGTTTGCTTCTAGGGCTATAAGTTAATTCAAACTCTACACCCGTGATTGCACACGGCAATGCTGAATCATTTAGTAGTACAATACTCACTTCTGTATTTGAACTGTAAACGGGGACTCTAAATTGACCTGAGTCCAAGTGAATTTGGCCTAAAATATTTTCACCGGCCCCTAGTATTCTTCCTGTGAATGGATGTGTACTGGTTGAGCGGTGTAGGGGAGTAACCTGAATCTTAAAGAAGGAAGTATCGTGATAATCCAATGTGAGATAGCGTACTTGCTTTCGTCCTTGGGACATCAGTGTGCTTGTATCTTCTATTGTATTTTCTCTAAGAACAACGTCCGAAAAGACGTATTCCATTGGATATTTAATCCCCACGAAAAAGTCTGTTCCGCTTAAATCTTCAGGAACAACGATATCTGCACTATCATTTGTTGCTGTTACGTCAATCTGTCTTCCTATACTTGTGTATAATTCTACAACCATGTTGCTGGAAGAGTCTTCATGAGCTTTATAAGGTAATGTCAGCGTTGTTCCCTCTACATCAAAGGTAACATCTTCTTCAGTAATTCTCCTGTCTAGCAGTGTTCTATAGTTAAGGCCGCTATCAACTAACCCCGACTCTAATTTCATTTTATCTATGAAAATTCCATCAGGCCGTTTGGTTACTATGTATAGAGTAGTATCTATAAAACTAACTCCAATTATTTCATCATCCTTTTCAAATATAAATCTTGACCATGCCGATTGGACCCTTCCTCCAGAGGGATTATCAAAGAATTTATAGCAATATAGATGGTTTCTGTTTCCGTCAGCCGCCACAAAGAGTACATCTTCATGTGAAGAGCCGGTTATATGACGTAAAGATCCTTTTATATATTGAGGTATTTGAATACTGATATCTTCAGCATCAAAAATAGATTCTGTATTTGAGGTTACTTGATATTGTCGAAGCCCTACATAATCACCACGAGAGAACCCAAAGTAAATTGAGTTGCCTAAAGATAGAGGTCGTATGTCGGTTACAGAATCATACGAAGTAGTCCTCGTCATGTTTATCGTTGAAGGCGAGAGAGCAGAAGACCCCGACCCCAATAGAAATTGATTTTGGTTGGAAAAGAGAACTAACTGATTGGAGAAAGGGATAGCCGATGTAAGCAAGGAAACAGAGCTATGCGTTGAGGCAACATCAATAGGTGCGGTATCTAGCAAGGATAAGATGGTGGTCCTAAAGAAATTGAAAAACTCTGCTGTTTCAGATAGAAGAACATTTTCATCTGAAAGCAGTCCTAGCCGGTTCTTGTATAAGAAAATATCCGCTAAAGTTCTGCCCACAAATGTAGGTGCTGGATTTGAATCCTCATCACCACAAAGCCTTTCAGACCATGCAGGAATAACAGTCCCGTCAACGGTTCCTGCATCGAAAGGGGTAAAAGTAAATTCCCCATTCGCATGCCTTATCAATGCATGTGGCATTGTAGTTGAATCAAGCTTATATTCTAAATCCTGTTGTCTCGTTTCAGACCAAGACCCTGATGAGAATACACCATCGTCTGCCTTAAAAGTCACATAATAATCGTCAGCGTGCGAATCTGCATTCCCAATTACTTTTACGAAGTAGCCGTGAGGAGCTACTGAAGGGAGAAAGGAAAGTCGGTCTATTTCATTCGTTAATGCCCTTGAAGCCTTGTCTGACAGGCCATCAGTTGTAGCCAAGGTAAAAGTTACAGTTGCGCTGCGGAGCCAAACGACAGATCCTATATTTGATTTAGTTACGTCTGTTGCGTTTCGGATACCTCCTACAGTACCGGCTATCCAATCTGTAATATCGGTTCCTTCAGCTGGAGCTTCAGGTGGCAGCTTAAGAATGATAACATCGCCCTCATCGCTAACGTCAGTAAGCCCACTGGACACTGTTATTTCGTTATCAGTTGAATCTTCTGAAGCTACAAAAACTGTATTATTATTCCCCGCTTCCGTCGAACCGGTCACATAAAATTTATCCCCTTCTTTTAGCTTTGATTGAAAGTTTTGTCTGTTGGAACTTGTAGAAAGAGTATATACACCATCGAGGATCTTAAAGTCAACTTGATTGCCCCCGTCATCCGTAACTGTGCCGTCAAAAACTGGGTCTACCGGCCCTAGAGTTACTCCATCTTTCCATTCAGCTACGGTCCCCCCATCTATGCCTCCGTCTTCGGCTGTAGCGTTGTTGGGAACTTGATGGGAATTAAACCCATACCCCGTACCAGTAAGGAAAGCTTCAGCAATTACGGTGGTATCTATCGCATCACGGGCATCAAAAGTCTTGTATTTTACGTTTCCATCATCATCGAACTCTTTCATCTGGTTACCTGATGGGGTAGTCACAACAGTTTTGTAGGTGTTACCGCCCTCTACTGCCAGTGTAGCTGTGTATGATGTTCCATACTCTCCGTCCCGAATATAGAGAAGACCTTCCAAATCTCTAATAGGATCTTTATCAGAAGTGAATGCCACCGTTTTCGACTTATTTACAATAAAAGTATAGTCTGCAATTGTTATGGCTTTTAAGTCTTTAGAAGCGAGATAACCGGCCCCCATTTTCAGGTAGTCTAATGCTGATGCATCTGGAGCGACTGTAACGGTTCTCCCTGCTGTGTCTGCCTCATCTAAATGATAAACTTTAATAACAGGTGTAGCAGTTTCGGTATCGACGATTAATGCATACTTCTCGTCATCGTCAAATGAGAGTGTATGTGTGAAGTAGCTGTCGGTGGCTTTTTCATGGTCATGATTGCTTTTAACGACATGCTCTGTCGGGGGTCTTTTAATAAGTCCATCCAAAATAGACGGAAAGGCATTATCCATGCCTTCGCATTGATTATCATATCTAACAGCATCAGCTTGTTGAGATACGCCTCCAAGTAAATTTGGGATGCTTTTGCTTAAAAGCGGCATTTAATTCACTACCTTATGTATGACACTGCCACGATCTATTGTTTTATAGACATCGTAGTTATCAAATATACTATAATCCCCAGCCTCTGCTTCTGATGTTTTCAGGGCGACTAAGGCTTGCATTTCATCTATTGCACCGAAAGAGTGGTGCAGTTCACTGCCGACTGTCCGGTCCTGAAGCCTTCTTCCAGACTTGATCGCAATGTAGTGTCTAGCTGCTTGCGGAAGATCTTCCCATTCCAACAAGTAAATGATCGAACATTTTACAGCAGATGTAATGGTATAGGTATGGTCTTTCTTGTTATAAAGCCTCTCACCTCTTTGTACATAGGGTACTCCTCCAGAATTAACTGCTTCCACATCCACAGACGCAGCGTTCGCTGGAAGAATAATTTCATTGTCAATTGTTGGGTTTATGGATACGTTTATTTCTCCATTGAAATTCCATCCAAGCATCTGGGTTTCTTTAGATACCTCATCTAAAACATTTACTGCAATAGACACATCTGCTGGCAGTAATTCTCCATCTAATGGATCAAGAGAATTAACAGGTGCTTCACCAATTGCACTCAGCATTATGTTTACCGCTTCCAATTTTGATGTCCTTGTGAGTGGCATGGTTTTTTCCTGTTTATTTTGTTTATAAAAAAATGAGGAACCCCCCGTTAGGGGGGAATCCTCAACGAAAGGATGTAGACGATGGTTAGTCTAACTATGCTTTAATCTCATAGAGGCACTCGTTACGAAGGACGTTATGCCCAAAGGCGAAAGAACAGACGAGCAAATGGCCCTGTCTTTCTACCCTGTAATCGACTTCCATTTTGAGATCTTTTAGTTTGACTGTCCCTAGTGCCGACCTGTGGTAACAAATCGCAACAGGGATATTGCCAGCACCCGTTAAGGTAAGGCCAGACAAGTTTACGTTCTGAGCATCAATCGTATAGTCTGCAGTTGGAATATGATTCGATTTCAGAACCTTAATTCCAGCAACGGACATCAACGAACCAGATGCCATGCTACCGTTACCTTCGTTTCCAAAGTCACGGTTAAGAACAACGCCACCGGCAGAACTTGCACCTTCAATCAGCTTGTAATACTGCGCTGGTGAGGTTACACAGTAACGATCTTCTGATGGCACATCTTTACTATCAAAATGCTCTGCAGCAGCAAAGAGGTGATTAACTAGATGATCGTGTGTAACAGCAGCAGCGGTGTCTACGCCAGTATCTTCACTAGCTCCAATAAGCGCGCTTGCGCCGGTAGCACCGAAGCGATCTGTAGTCACCCTTGCACCAGCAATAGCATGGTAAATCAAGGTGTTATCTGCTTGAGCAGATAAGGCACGAGCCATCTGTTTAGCGTATTCACTACGCACATCATAATGATTCTTAGCTTCTTCAAGGCTATCCACAAACACACTGGAAACCAGTAGATCATTAATATTGATAATGATTTCGTTGTGCTTGATTGCGGAGAGATAAGACCCGTCTGCGAGAATATCTTCGCCCGGCGTATGGTAACCTGCGGAGGCAACAGAAGTCGCTGGGAATTGGGCCGATTTGCCCGATGTAATTGTTCTTACGGTTGTCGTGGGCAGCATCACATTTGATTCATCGAAAACTGTGATAACCTGTCCACTGAATTGTTTGAGAAATAATGCATTATCAGCAGCATTAGATCCTGTTGCTGAATTAATTTGACCTAGTCGAGATACAGCAGTTGTACCCATAATAAAATTCCTAATAAAAGTTTAAGGATTAGAACACGAACACGAATTGTCGCTAATCACTAGAACTTTCAGACCATCAGTTATCCACCGCAGTGGGCTGATCCCTACTCAGGCAATGATTCCGACGGGAGAGAACCGGCATACCATCCTTCAGGAAGACATACCGTATTTTTGGACGATTCCCATGTTTCTCCGTTCCAATAATAGACATGGCCCCTTACATCGGGGCCAAGCCTTACTAGTCCGGTAGATTCTGGTACAAAGACAACCCGTTTACCTGCGCCGCATCCTCCAAGCATTCCTAATATGTTTAGGAACAGCAGGAGAATCAGCAGCAGTCGTAGGTTCATTTGATTGTCTCAGGATGACCGGTATTAAAGCTTTGAACATTTCTATAATAGCGGTCAGGATAATTAAATACATAAGTTACGTTATGACGAACTGGCAATGGTCTTTTTCAGGTTCATCCTCGCACCGGTGTAGCCCATTGCGATTAAGGCTGTCTCAGCAACGCCAGCAACCTGCAACCACGGTCCTTCGGTTGGGACCAGTCCTGCAGCTAAGACTGCACCAAGAATTACAGCAAAAAGCGTTAGCCAAAACTCTGTTGTTTTATATCCGGTTTTCATATACATCTCCGATTCTAAAGATTAGATACATTCAGACGCTGATCAATTGTGCTTCTATAAGCTTCATCTTTATCGTAACGAGGATCTCGCATCGCTTCTTTAACCTGCGCCCAGCTTCCAAAACCGTTTGAAGCACCTTCAGACCCTACTGTTCCCCTTATTAAATTAGGTGAAGCAGCATTTTCACTATTATATCTAGCTGCGAGTCCCTGTATTAGCAACTGCTTTGTAGCTGTATCTTCTGATAACATGGCCTTATCGTATGCGTCAATTTCAGGTTGGGACATGTTATCCGCAGCCCACTCAAGCATTTGCCCGTAAGCCTCTTCTCCACCAACTGGCTCCCACAAGTCTTCTTTTATTTTTGCGGCGATGGCCCGTTGGCCTTCCAGATATGAGTCAGCCATCTCTTTAGAAAGCCCCTTGCTCTCTAGTAGATCATACGTTTCTTTTGAAGGCTCCCCATGTGCGGCAAGTTCACTGGAGATGTAAGAGACTTCTTCTGGTGTAAAAGTTTTACCTTCTAATACTGCTGAATTTTCATCCGTTTCTTCTGCAGCGTTCGGAGTAGTTCTATTCTTCTCAAGTTCTGTATATGATTTTAGCAATGCATCAACATTTACAGACCCATCTTTATTTTGAAACTTTTCAGGAACTGAACTCTCACTCGAAGTTTCTTCGGAAGAAGCCCCTGTGTTTTCAGAATCTTCTGTTGGACCGGTTTCAACCGGAGCTATTTCTATTGAATCCATGATCTAATCCTTTCGTTAAAACGGTTCTGGTTCCATTTCTGGTTGCCCTTCGGCAGCAGCTTGTGCCATCAGTTCTGGCCCCATCTGTTGCATCATCGCATCTTGCTGTTCCTTCTGGATTTGTTCTTCTGACTTGATCAGGTTATGAGTGTCGATGCCTAGGGACAAAGCTCTTCTATCAAGGTACTCCCGATAATTGATGTATTGGCCTAGTACTTCTGGACCCAATAGCTGACCTACTCCAGCCAGAAACTCATCCATTTTATTCAGGTCATTTCCACGACCTAAAGCCTCTACACCCGTTACAATTTGAGGGACAACAAATCGAGATCCCAATTTAGGAATCTTTTTCTCTTTACTCATTTGGAGCATTAAATGTCTAACTAAGGGCAACTGAAACTCTTGACTAAGAACGCTGTATATTCCACCTAATTGTCTCTCAATAGATTGCGTTACAAGTCTAACTTCAGCAGCGGTAACTCGCTCTGCTTGTCTTATCGCATTATCAGTTAGGAGGAAAGCATACGCCAGCCGATCACTGATCGTTTGAATCGTCGCACTAGCAATGGCGAAATCGTTATTCTTGTTAAGACCAAGAACCGATACGTCCGATGCGTTCCCTTCCACAATTGCACCATTAGGAGCCTCCGCTATAGTTCTTGCTCTAGTTACTCCGTTTGGGGCAACTAGAAATAAGCATTTACTGGCGGCTGCTGCCGCCTCTACTACCGACATCATTAAGGATTCTAAACTCTTTAGATCTCCTATATACTGTTCTACATAGCCTCTGCCGTAGTTCTCGCCTTCAGCCCGTAACATTCGCAATACTAAATAAGGCGAATCTTCCGCTTTAATATCTCCTACCGTGTCAGGGATAACAGTTCCAAATATTTCCTGATATATAGCGACCATTTCAACTTTTTGTTTGCCTTTGGTCTTTTGGTAGGATTTTACACAGGTATATAGATCAATATCTTTTGTTACGTCTACATTGGGTTGATTAGCTAATATTGCTTTAGCTGGTTCTGGCAGCATATCAGCAGATACCGTCTCTTTTATGACAATCAACCGTACTTTACCCTGACCACAGCGTTTTATAACGTACCGATCTAGGTGAATGACTCGCATACCACCTTCATCAGAGAAATTGAGCAGTACATTCCCTGTTATGATCAAGTGTTTTAAGGCTTCAAAAGTTTGAATTCGGAATGCTTGTGTTTCAATTTCAGACATGATGAAGCGTTCGATTTTACCCATCGCTACTTCAAAATCCGTTTTCCAAGCCTCTCCCTGATCAGAGCTTTTATCAATCTTTGATTCTTCCTTCGGATTTATTCTGAGTCTAAAGAAAGGAGCATTCGGAGGCAGTAAGCTCAACAATAAAGATGCAGCTAAATTATTTACGCCTCTTGCGCCGACAGATTGATAGGGGGTATCATAAGTTGTAGTGCTATTAGCTCCTTCGTCTGGCATCAAGGTGGGAAGTGTTAATCTGGAGGCATCTCTCGCTCTCGTTAAATAACTATAGCGATCAGACTCCAGCGAAGTATAAGTAGCCTGTGCGCTTGTATTCATTAGTATCTAGTTCCTGTTTTACCCCCGATACGAAGCTTAGACTTGCCTCGTCCAGACAGGGCTGACCTATTACCCAAAGAAGATACTGCCGTATCAGGCTTTGCTTGTACAGCCAATTGTTGTGCTTTAGGAGCAGGAGGGGTACGAGACTGTTTTTCTGCTTTTAGCATTTCGGCATTCTGTCTCGCCTGTTGGAGCCTCGCCTTTCTCCGCATTGCTTCTTGCATTTTTCTAGCTTTTCGTCGCTGTACCACCGATGCAACGGTCCCTGCTGCAACTGTAACAGCTAACAATTGCATAGCTGTAAGGCCAAGGAAGAAAGCATGAAGGGTAATAGTGTTATCTTTTTTCTTAGGCTTGGGCAGAACCCGTATTAGGTAGTCTAGAAGTTTATCTTCTAGCCTGCTGAGAAATTTAATCATTTTTTCATCTTTCTAGTAGAGTTTCCATTGCATCTTTATGCAGTTTCTTCAGAAAAGTAACCACACTAACTTGACCAGCCTTAAACCATATTAATCT